AAACGCGTGATATTTCCCTCGACGGTGACGTACAGGATTCCGCCGACCCCGATGTACTGGACGGCGGTGAAGAACCTTTCCCAGGACCCGAACCCGAGCTCGACCCTGAGCCCGAACCCGCGATGGAATCCGAACCCATGGACATGGGTGAACCTCAACCCACGGGTCTGGAAAATGAGTTTAAGACTGTCCCGGGTGTACAGGCTCCCGAACCCGTTTCTGAGCCTATCGCTACCCCCGAACAAGAACCCCCGTACCAGCCTCAGCCCCAGCCTCAGGCACAAGCCGATGATGATGTCTTATTTGGTGATGCACCAGAGCAGCGTACAAAAAATCCCAGGTATTATTAAATGGAACTCTCCGATCATCTACGCGACCCCGTGAGTGCCGCCTTAATCGCAGCTGGAATAACCGCTGCTTATATTCATCTCAAAGCTTACCTGAATAACGAGGGTAAGCTCGAGCTTAACAAATACACGAAGCCCGCCGTACTGAACGCCATTCTCGTGTTCTTTATTGTTACCGGTGGATTAGCACAAAAGGAGGCTATTTCCAGTGAACCTTTTTAAACTTAAAGATTAAACCAATAGATTAAGAAAATGGCGTCCGTATCCGCTTTCAACGATATGATGAGTCAATTTCTTGTGGAATTGCACAAGACTTTTCCAGAGGAAAAAGGTATCAAAAAGATGCTCACTTCGTTCGATGTACTCAAGTCGACGAACCCGCGTCTCGTCGTAGACGGTTTCATGACCGGTGTCACCCCCTATGCGTCTAAGATTTCCGCGAAGGATGAGACGTTCCTTCTCAATGAGATTGAGAACATCGAGTTTTTGAAGGAACTCGACATCAAGAAGTATTGGGAGAAAATGTCCGCCAACACGAAGAACGCGACGTGGCAGTATCTCCAAACCCTATACATGCTCGGTACCACCATCACTTCTCTCCCAGATGACACACTGTCCCAGATTGAGAAGATTGCCAAGGGTGTCGCCGATCAGATGCAAGATGGTAACGGTGATTTCGACCAAGACGCTCTCATGAAGATGATGGGTGGTATGCTTGGTAGTCTTCCTAAAAAATAAACCTCCACATATACTAAATGAAGGTTTGGTTCGACGATCCTCAGCAGCTCGTGAGGGCTGATCAGGTTAACCAGTTCTGGCCAACCAGTGAACAGACTCCAGAGGACCGGGTGAACGCCGCTTCTCGTTTCATTATCTACGTGTGTACCGTTCTTTATCTCATTCGTCGTGACCCTCGCGTCTTCGTTTTAGGTGCGACCGTCATTGCCGTCATCTATGTTCTTTATAAGTCTAGGATGGTGAAGGAGACGTATGGGGGTTCGTTCGAGGGTGCGAGTTGTCAGATGCCCACTCCCGATAACCCCATGGGTAACGTCCTCGTCACGGACTACAGCGACGCCCCCAACCGCTTAGAGGCGTGTTATTACCCCACGGTGAAGCCTTTCGTACAAAGTTACACCAGCGACCGCATCCCTTACGACGCGGGGCGTTCTCGTACGGCTATGCCCAAGTACCTTCGTAACGCCATGGAGCGTCAGTTTGTTTCTAACCCAGTGACCAAAATCCCAGGGGACCAAACAGCTTTCGCGGAATGGCTCTATGGACCCAAGAATGGTCCCATGTGCAAGAGTGATACCCGTTTTTGCAACCCCAACGCGCGCGGTGTCCAGCTCGAGGCCTTTTCCGGTCTCGGTGGTCACGGTGATAAGCGTTCCGGTATGCACGGCGGAACAGTTAGGTAGATAAATATTCTCATGTAATAATAAATGGCATACCAACTCCAACCTGGACTTTCCATTGTTCAAAACGCGGGTGCCGTTCCCCCTGTGAAGGCGACTGACGAAATTTTCGTGTACCCTCAGCCCAGTTCCTTGAACTGTGGCGAGTGCCGTCCCAATACCATGTTGTATGGCACCGCCCCGTACATGGCCGGTAAGGGTTCTCCAGCGCAGTATATTGATACCAGTGATCAACTTCGCCCCCAATCTACTTCTCGATTTAACAAGCACCTCGTTCAGACGTACGAGCGTAACCTTTTCCCTCTCACCAACATGGAGTGCAAGGTTCCTCTCCGTACCCAGAAGTACGACCCTTCCAGTACTCGTGCTGAGCTCCAGAATGGTCTCTTTGAGCAGAGGTACCTTAATAAAAATGTTAATAAGAAGTAAGAATGGCTGATCCTATATCACTCATGGCTGTTGCTGGACTTGTGTTCGCCGGGCGGAACCTGAGTTCCAAGTCGGAACCACCCAAAGACGCTCCACCAACTTTGAAAAACCCAGAAATAGTAGAATCGAATAACTTTGATGCCCCCGTCGAAGTCGCCCACAAGATGGAGATGGCGAGCTTCGCTGATATCAGTCCTCAACAACGTAGCGGCGGTCAGGAAATCCTAAACATGAGGAACCGTATGTATGATCAGGGTCGGATGAATAACTTGAGTCCCATCGAAAAGCAACTCGTCGGTCCAGGTCTCGGTGTCGGTGCCCACGTCCCAGCCGTCGGTGGTTTCCAACAGACTTTCCGTGTGAACCCCATAAACGTCGGTGAGTATCGTCTCACGACTCTCCCAGGACGCGCGGGTCCCGCGGCGGATGTTACCGGTGGTCGTTCCGCCAAGGTTGGTGAGCTTACACACAACAAGCCTGAGACGACTGCTTATTTACCTTCCCGAAGGCCCATGATGGCTGGTCGTGCACAGGGCATGTCCGGTGTCGTTCCCCGCAACGAGCACGAGAGGACCAAGCGTACCACGAACCGGTCGGAGACTGGCCACCGCGCGGATGGTTTAGGATTTAACGGTGCGAAGCGATTCGTATCGGCGAATGCCATGCCTCAGGACCCCACCAGGTTCAAGTCGGATCGCAACGATGAGCAGTACACGTACGCCAATCACCCAGCGCCGGGTATTCACAGCCATCACGGTGCGTACACGAACAGTGCCGCTGTTAAGATAGCTTCCAAGAACAACGAGGAGCTCATGAAGTACGGCTTCCGCCCCGAGGATCGTCGTGGTAAGCCTAACCGCATGGGTAACCCCGGTCGTATGAATGTCCGCGAGTCCGCCCTCAAACAGGGTGGTCGTCTCACGTCTGTTCGTACTGACACGACTCGCATAGATGGACGTATGAACGCCGCGAACGGTGGCTGGACCCAAAACTATCAGCAAAAGCCTTTCCATCAGTTCAACGCGTACAAGGGTAACGCCAATCCCAACACCGCGAATCTCGACATCGCCAAGAGGCAGCTTCAGAATAACCCTCTTTCGCACTCTCTTTCTCATTAAATCCTGTATACCTAGACAAAAACAATCATTAAAATATTGTGCCTATATTTTAATGAAGGTTCACACCCTTAACATAGATAGTGGTGAGAGAGATACGAACGTCTACTTGCACGCCAACACCTATGTCGTCACGTTAGACAATCCTATCTATGACGTGTCCAACATAAAACTCGTATCAGCACGTATTCCCACGCCACAATTGATCACGTGTGCCTCAAACAAAACGTTCAGTGTCAATGGGAATGTGTTTTCTTTGGATGAAACAAATTACACGACAGGTACGGAGCTCGCATCTGATTTAGAGACGAAATTGGCACCACCCGACTCGAACATCAACTCTGTCGTGTTTGACACGGACACAAATGCTCTCACGTTTTCTAATACGGTCTCTGGTACAAATGAGTTTACCCTCGAATTTTATGATGGGACGAATGGCTACACGAGCAACACATCGCTTCAGACGACTCCACATCAGGTCATGGGTTTTAATTCGAAGAATCACGTGAGTAATCAATCTGGTTCGTTGGTTTCTGGTGCGATTAACCTGAGTGGTCCTAATTCTCTCATTCTCAGATTGACGACAGGTTCGGATGAGTTTACACAGACTGTATACACATCAAATCCATTTTATACTGGACACATACTCTTGGATGGTTCCGACTTTATCAATTTCAACGGTGCGGATGATACGTTAGTTCACCATTTTCATTCCGGAAGTCAAAAGGTCATAAAGGATATCAAAATTGAATTTTTCTACATGAGTCACGGACGTCTCATTCCATATGATTTTAGGAATCAAGATCATGTACTCAAATTTGAAATTTCGGGTACTACAGATAAATTGGAAAATTTACCGAAAGTTCCCATCGAGGAGGAGAAACCGAAAGAAGAAAAGCCAATAATAAGTATTCCTGAGGTTGTGAAGAATTCTTATAGTTGGAGGAAAGAGTATATGTATATTGGAATAATAATTCTGGTTGGTATATTACTACTCGCCTTCATGAAGAAGAGACCGTTTAGCGGGTTATCGCGTAGACGGGTTGCGCGGGCTTAGAGACCTTGGAGTTGATGCGGGAGATCGCAAGGAAGACCACGACGGAAAGGAGAGAAGTGAGAAGGGCGGTGAGAGCGTACTGAGCGCCACCGTTCTTGGGAACCTTAATAATCTGGGTGATGGTCCAGCGAACAAAGTCCATCCAAGACATCGCCGCGGCGAAAGAGAAACCACCAACAATGGAGTTGAGGGTCTGAGTCTGGAGTTCCTGGGTGACAAGGGTTACGGTCTGGAGAGCAGCAGCCGACATTGTGATTGTTATACTATACATTGGGAAAAAAATTAATCGGGAGTGATTTCCTCCTTCTTCACGAGTTTTTTAAACTTTTTTTTCCTGATTGTTTTTGTTTTTGAAAAAAGTTGCTCATCGTCGGATGAGTCATCACTAGAACTTGTCTCGATGTTACTTACCTTGAACTTAGTATCCGAAAGATTCCATGGTTCAGGCTCTGAGATGTTCATTACTATTAATAGCATTTTTTAACATCTCTTCTGTCGGATTCTGGGGTTTCCAGGAGTCCCAACGATCATAGGCTTCATTCATCTGAAGAAATACGGTATCGTTACCCGTGTACCTCTCGAATGGAGGACAGTCTTCGGGGTCGACGGTGGGCATCTCTTCATCTTCAACTTCGTCCCCCTCTTCATAAATGTCGGGAAACATAGAGCCGATGTTTTCACCGACACGATACATTGCACAGTACTTCATCGCATATTCCATGTCTTCTGGAAGCAGAGTATCCCTTCCACAAGCCTTTGAATATTCGACAGCCAAAAGTGTACTCTTTTCCAAAACGGGAACGAGGATGTTTGTCATGGTTTCAATATATTGGTTGACCATGGCATTCCCTCCATCTCCAAATCCAGTCTGCATGTTCATCTTTATTGTTTGGAGTCAAAAAGAGTTTGTGCAATTCCCTCACTCACACGGAGAATGTTATAGTTGACGGCGTAGACCCGAACTTGTCTGTTAAAATCTGGGCAATCTGTGAGACTTAGGTTTAAAAGTTGCTCTTTCACTAAACTAAAGTTGACTTGTCCCGTGGGATACCACTCTTCGGGCTGGAGAGCGAAACTGTATGAATAGAAGCGTCGAATGAGTTGCGTCTTTGAGTGGTGTATCGCCGCCTGTACCGCTTTCAAAAATATGACGTTTCCGGTATCCTGTGTGATGATTTCTTGACCGTCCAAAGTGAGGGTGAGGTAGTCTAGGTTTTCATAGAGTATGAATTTACCGTTTTGAACGTCCGCCGTGTTATCGTAATCGAAAATGGTCACGAAGTTGCCCTGGGACACGCCGTCCCCTGTCGTACCCTGGCGTTGTATGACAAAATAGAGTTCTTTGACGGGATTTGTAAAATCAAGTTTAAACTTCCCCTCGTTGACACCTGCGTCTACGTCAAAGACATTTTGTTGGACCTGTGAGATGAGGTAGTCTCTCTTTGTTTTCTGGAGTTTA